TAGTTAAAGAACCACCTAATGTCACACCATTGGTTGTAATATTTTGTTGAACTAATGTGCTATTGAAGTTAGTAGTATTAGCCCCATCAGTTGAAGTCATCGTTGATGACAATGTTAAAGAACCATAAAGGATTTTTGTAGTTGAACCTATTGAACCACTAAACCCAGTAAAATTTAAATTCTTATATGAACCTGTAGGATTTACAATATCTGAACCAGCAGTAACGTTAAAACTAATTGCATTAGCTTCAGTCATTGCTCCAGCAGCAATAGCCCTAGTTCCTGTGCTTCCTGAATAATTACAATTAATAACAGGAGTTCCTGTCGTGCTAAATGTAGTAGCTCCAACAAATATATTATTGTTATTTCCAGATATAGTTATTGAATTACTACCAAATGCTAAAGTTCCTGTAAATCCAGTCATTGTTAATGTAGAACAAACTGCAGTTCCACTACCAATAGTTACAGTATTGGCTCCAGAGTTAGCATCAAAAAATACTGTATCAGAGGAAGTAGGCACAGCTTGACCTCCAGCACCGCCAGAAGTCAAAGCCCATTTAGTACCAGCAGTTCCATCCCATGTTGCTGTACCACCTACCCAATATCTATTCGCCATTTATTAAACAGCAGCTAATTCTGATTGTTTGAAATAGCGTTGTTGCGTTTCGCCATCTGAATCAACATAGCTTACCAAAACAGTAATTTCACCTGTTGATGAATCAAAAGCAAAACCTTCTACTGTTCCTTGAATTGGAGCTGGAAGAATTTGTGTTACTGATTGACCGTTTTTTAATTCCATGATTTTATCCTTATAGGCTTAATGAATAAGTAACTTGAATTACGTTACCAGTATTAACAGGTTGGTCACCACCAGTAAACAAGCCAGCAGAAAGTAATGTGCCTGCTGTGCTTAAAATAGTAGTTACTGCACCAGTACCATAAACAATAAATGCGCCTTTTAATGTGCCTGTGCTTGTCATTGTAAATGTTACGGCAGAAGCAGTAGAAATAGCACCAGCAGAAGCAGTACCAAAGCTAGGAGCAACACGAGCTGAAAATGTTGGAGCATTAGTTGTACCAGCTTCAGTCCATCCACCATGTGAAGCCATTGTATCGCCAGCAACAGGACCTGTCGTGTATGATACAGATGAAATCATACCCATGTATGGACCAACTACGGTGTAAGCAGAACCTGTCAATGCTGTTTGTAGCATTAAGTTTTTACCTACAGTTGCTACTACGTTATGTACGGTATCTTTCCAAAGCAATGGACCACCTTCATATTCAAAGCACTTGAAAGTGTAAACACCTTCAGCTTGGCAAGACTCGCCTATACCAGCCAAAGAACTGATAGAAGCGTTTGCTGATTCAACAGCGTTTAATTTATCTTTCATGTTTAATCCTCTAAATCAAAGTTAAGAACGGGCTTACAGATACAACGACAATTGGGTAAGTCACCAGGAAGTCCGTAGACTTTTTCTTGATACATATCACCAATGTAGGGTGGGTTATCGAAAGAATACTCGTTCCCACTCATTCTTATGTGCAATTCACGAGGCTCTTTACCACCGCCCGAATGAATCCAAATGAACTTTTTAACACCCAAAGTCTTTAGTCTAGTTGTATTAATAGACTGATAAGCCTTACGAGTTTGGTCTAAAGCAACAAGCCTTGCGTGTCTTGCGTTGCCTTTATATTTCTTCGTTAGGAAAGGAACTAAATCTTCCATCCCTTTGCCTGTTGTAATGGAGCGCATTACCTGACCTTGCACTTCATTCAAGAACTTATAAGGTATGATTTTAATCAAGTTTGCAGCCTCTAATGTGCTTGCCTTGATGACCTCTTGTAATTGTTCATTTGAAAATGAAGTATCTATGCTTAAATCAGGTAATGCTTCTTTTAACGAATTACGCAAAGTAATCGTTGAGTTCTTTATAGTACGCTGAATCATACGCTCAGTCGCACTCTTGGCAATCTCATCAAATCTAGGCTGCCATTTTCTTAATAACCAATTGAGTAAGATACGGGATTGACTTGCTAATGAGGCATCCATAGCTTGTCCGTAATGATTCTCGTTGAAAGTCTTTTTTAACTCTCTTTGAACGTCACGAAACATCAACTCTAGTTCATTGACAATAGGCTTTGCGTAATCAGTTGAAATCCCAACATTAGGACGTAAAGCAGAACCGATTATATTATTTTTGGATAATTTTTTTTGCACGACTTGTTACTTTTGGTGCGGTATCTTCAGCTTTTAGATAATCACGTTCGGCTAATTCTTCACCTTCAAGTGATTCTTCTTCCATAATGCCAATTTCGTTGTAGCCACTTGTCTTGTCGGTCGCTACACGTTGACGTTCTTCTTCGCTTGAGATTGCGCCTACTTCAATCAATGCTGCACCAACCTGTGCTTTAGCAAGGTTAGTTTGAGCCAATTCTTGAGCTGTTGGAGTATCAAGTGGAAGCCAGTTCAATGTTGTTTCAACATTCATCTTTTTCTTGAGCTGTGGCTCTACAAATGACTTGATGACTAATTGATGATGACGCTCTGCCAATGGAGTAAGGTCATGCGTTTGAATTGACTCTAGCAATTCATGGTATGACGCTTCTTCGTATTCGCCTGTAGAGTTAAAGCCTTTTGGAGTTGTACCGATTAACTTAGTAGCAGGTACGCCAGCAATGGCAGCAACCAATTGGTATTGAGTCATAATCAATTGGTCAAAGTCAGCAAGAGAAGTATCGAATTGTTGGAACTCGTCACCTTCTTTATCGCCTAGCTTGATACCGTAGTTGTCACGCATTTGCGCCCAATAGTTCAAACGACCAATGGCTTGCTCTGTGTTTGACATTGCAGCTTCCATGTCAGTCAACCAAACAGTTGTACGTTTAGACATGGCTAATTGTGGAGCTTCGTTAGCTACACGTTCGGCAGCATAAACACGTTCCATGATTTGTTGAGTAAGTGGAACACCACCATAAATGTATTGAGGCTTCAATACGTCCACAGGTTCCGCATGACGGAATATGATTAAATGTGAACGATGAACTTTCTTACCGTTGATTATCCACCAAGTTGGCTCGTAAAAATGTAAAGTATCAGGCTGACTAGCAGCAGCTCCATCCAACATAGGGGCGCACCAATACGGGTCAACTTGCACAATCCCTTTATAGCTATTAGCAGTAACACCATCAATATTAAAAGGCTTTTCATAGTATTCAGGGTCTGTTGATTGAACTTTGAACATTGCAACACGAACGCCAAAGATACGACCTTTGCGGATGAACTCTCTCATATTCCATGTGAGGCGCATTGAACGGTCATAAGATTTAATAATCTTTACAGCTTCTTGGTCTAGTTCGTCACCGTCAATAGATACTACGTTGTAACCTTTACGGATTGCGTCATCGCCAGGCATTGCACAGGCTTTGTTGACAAGCCAATTTTGAGCCAAGATACCGCAAAGCTGTGCGCCAATGAAGCCTTGAGAAGCGTACCAATAAACTACAGCATCAGATACTGAGTTATTGCCAGCATCATACATTTTAAATGATGGAACGCCATTAGAGCTATCATCCATTGCCATGCCATTAACAGCAGGGTCAAACATTGGTTGCTGTGATTTTAATGCAGAAAATTTGTCTAATACAAAGTCTTTAATATTGTTTGAGCTTTCAATGTCACCAGCATGAGTGCCGAATAGACTTTTACGAGCGATAGCCTTAGGCGCATCTTCCGCCTTCTTGACTTCTTCTTTCTCTCCTCTAAACCAATCTAAAATTGACATTAATAATCCTCTATCCAAAGAAACTTCGTCTTGGTACCATTACTTCGCTAAATGCTCTTGACAACGCATCAATTTGGTCATCATTAACGCCATTAGGAAACATTCGCATCTCATTAATAAGAGATTGATTCCATTCGCCTCTAAGCATCATGACATTACCGATATTTACTTGAGAACCCAAAGGCTCTGCTCTTGTAATTTTATCACCGCTTTCAGGTGAACTTTTCACATTATATCCAGCTAATTCTCTAGTCAGGTATATAACTTGTGTTTTACCAGCTTGACCAGGGTCTTGTGGTATTGAAATCTTTACGCTGCGTCCATCTAATGAAGCAGTGTTTTTAATAGCAGCATCTCGTTTATCAGGACCATCACGCAGCCGAACCATATCAGCAATAACAAAACGACCATCAGGTAATCTGCCAATTTTACCGCCAGCAGTCCAATCGCCATCAACAGTTGAAGCCAAATCCCAACCTCGACACCATTTAATTTCGCCAGCAGGTAAAGCATCAATAATTGCTATTTGGTCAGGCTTGAAGATACCGCCTTCTGCTGGTGCTGGTCTTTGCATATACTGACCTGCAAAGTTATAAGGGCTGGCTTGTTCCATGCGCCTTAATTCTTCTATTGGGTGTTTAGCTTCCCATAAAGCTGTTCCATCTTCCTGAATAGCAGGTAGACAGATATGTTCCCATTCTTCACCGTTGCCACCTTTAAGCAGCCATCCTGATAAGTCATCTTCATGCAGCCTTTGCATGATAAGGATAATTGGTGTTTCGGGACTGTTTTTTCGACTCTCTAGCGTATTCTGAAACCACTCAATGACATTCTGACGCATAACGTCTGAGCGAGCTTCGTCAGCTTTGTGAGGGTCATCAATAATAATGGCACCACCAAAACCAGTGCGATGCTTACCAGCACCGTAACCAGTAATTGCACCACCTGCACCAACAGCGTAAACAATGCCACCGTCTTTTGTGCGCCATTCATCCCTTGCTTTGCTATCATCTTTCAATCCAAAGTTAGAAAATGATTCTAAGAAGGCTGGATTCTGCACAAGCTCTCTAGTCTGCCAAGCATTATTGGCTGCTAGTCTTGCGCTGTATGAAGTGTGAATGAACTCAGCATCGGGTACTCTACCCAGAGCCCAAGCCATAAAGTTAATAACCGCAATCTCAGTCTTACTGTATCGAGGCGGAATATTAATGATTAATCGTTTTGTTTCACCGTAGAATACTTTTTCTAACGCTTCGCAAAGTATTTTGTGGTGAGGTGAGCGCAGCCATTGATAACCACGCCTATTTAAAAACATCCATCTACAAAAGTAGTAAAAGTCTGTGGACGCTCTAAGAGATAATGCTGCTCGTTGTTTTTCGGTAAGCTCTAACATTAAACCATGTCGTTTAGTTCAGCGTTAATCTGTGCGTACTCTTGCAAGCTCATCATGTTTTGTGATGATGGTGCATTGTTCTGTATGTTCACTTGAGTTTCAGGCTGCTTGCCTAAAACTGTTTCTCTACCCTTAGCAATTACCTCTTGAGCAATCTTATGCTCAAAGATTGTCGTACCTTCGTTTATCTTTGACTCCATCATCCGCAAGTTATTGATAGTTGCATTGGCGAAGAATTGAATATGCTTTGTGCGTTCTTCGACTATCTCATTGACAGCGTGAACAGAGCGTTCATCTAATTGACTAAGTTCTTGTTTAGCCTCAACAAGTTTGTTCACAAGTTGTTCATGCTCTTTGCCTAAGCCTTTAGTGTGTTTATTGATAACACCTACGCTTACTTTGTATTTGTACGCAAGGTCACGTTGAGTAAAGTTACCTGTTTTCCAATCGGCTTGGATAAGGTTTATGGTTTCTTGTGTTATTACTTTTGATGCCATGATTATGCAATTACGTTTTGAATGGGCGCAATTATCCCCACAGTCAAAATATCATATCTATGAATTATGTCAAGCATTATTTTACCACTCCGTTTTATGTGGTTCGTCACAATCATACGGGTCTATTGTTGCAACCCATTTATCCCAAAGCGTCCAAGCCTCACCTAAATTATTATATGTTTTTAAAGATATGCCATAACTTGCTCTAATTGGCTGCCATAATGTGCTGTCTTGCGGAAGATACTTTGCGCCAATATGAATCAATGGCGTATTGCGTAAATGGTGCTCTCTTGGCAATGTTTTTAGGTCAACTTCAATATGTTTCATATTGTGCAACCTTCATGCAATTGCCTTTTAGCAATTAAATAGGCTTCATGTGCTAATTCAGGAGAATTATAATATCCTAAATTTTTAGCTTTATGATTTATTTGAATTCTTGCTTGATATTTTTTATCTCTTTTATTCCAACTAACTCCAAGCAATTTTGACATGTTATTTGAATGTGCTTTTATTTGATTTTGCATATTAATAGATTGAGTTACATCTCTTAAATTTTCAATTCTATTGTCATGTCTTATACCATTAATGTGGTCAATATTTCCTATAGGCATTTCACCATAAACATAAAGCCATGCTAAACGATGTATTACCCAAGATTTGTTTTTAATTTTTACATGAATATAGCCACTATGATGAAAATATCCAGCTATATTACCATTTTTAATATTTTTTGCTTTAGTTTTTTTCCAAATAAAAATACCTGTATTTTTATCGTAATTAAATAATTCTTTTAATTCTGATTGTGTAATCATTTGATTTGCCCTTCATGGCTGTGAATGAGTATGTCGGCTTATTAGTGATGAAGCACCAATAATTTACTTGCGCTCCCGCAACCGACAATTAATTATAAATCATTCAAACAACACCAGCAACAAATAATTTTCTATATACAAACTCGTAAGCAAATTGAAGTGACATATCATATTGATAATTATGCTTCCAATTGTTAGGCAACAATCCCATTGAAATATAAATTGCATCTTTCATGTGTTGACGTTGCGATTGAACTAAACTTGTAATTGCTGCATCTACAATTTGAACAATATAATTATCTGCTTCATCAGATAAATCATCAAAGCTATTTAAACTTCCGCTAGAAATACCCATAGATTTTTGAGGAAATCCTAAACGTGAACCATCATGGCGCATCCATATAGCCCATAATTCAAGACATTCTTTAAGTCTAATAACATCAATTACCATATAAATATCTAGCAGCTTCTTTTATTGCTTCAGCCAATGTGGTTTCTC